GGGAAATCCGCTCGGCATGGGGCGGCACGACGCTCCCGCCGATTAACTGGGGCGACGATTTCGGGGGACACGGCCCGGCCGGCGATCCCGTGTTGGCGCTCCAGGTTTCGGCGTTCCTGGCCTGTGTCCGGTGCCTGGCGGAAGGGGTCGCGCAGCTACCCTTCCACCTGTTGCGGGTCAACGCGGACGGGACGAAGGAACGGGCGACGGATCATCCGCTCTACGAAATCATCCACGACCGGCCGAACCCCTGGCAGTCTTCCTACGAATTCCGGGAAACCCTGGTTGCCCATGTCGCAAGCTGGGGCAATGGATTCGCCCGGAAGGTCTACGCGCAAAACGGGCAAGTCGTCGAGCTATGGCCGATGCACCCGGCGCACGTTGACGTTATCCGGCTCGACAACAACGCGTTGTCCTACGTCCACCGGGAGCCCGGTTTCGAGACGAAGACGTACCGGGAAGACCAGGTCATTCACGTTCGGTTTCTGAGCGACAACGGATACATGGGCATGGTCCCGCTGTCGCTGTCGGCCGGGGTGCTGGAGTTGGCGCGGACGATGGACGCCTACGCGCGGAAGTTTTGGCAAAATGATTCCAGGCCGGGCATTGTCATGGAGTCGAGCCAGCCGATTCCGAAAGAGGCGGCGGACCAGTTGCGGCAAAACTGGGAACGAATGCACCGCGGCGCGAACAACGCCGGGAAAACGGCAATCCTCCCCAACGGGATCACGCTCAAGGAACTATCCGGCGCGTCGAATGAATCGGCGCAGTTGATTGAGTTCCGTACCTTCCTGGTCCAGGAAATCGCCCGCGCGATGCGCGTACCCTGTTCAATGATCGGGGAAAACTCCCGGTCTACGTTTTCCAACGCCGAACAGGAACAGCTATCCTTCCTGCAAAATACCCTGGTCAGTTGGTGCCGGCGGGTGGAATCGGCGTTTGAGCGGTCGCTCTTGGTTGGGATGCCGGGGTACTCGGTGTCGCTCGACGTTCGCGGGATGCTGCGCGGCGATTCGGCGTCCCGGTCGGCGTATTACGGGGCGTTGGCGGCGCTCGGAAGCCTGAGCCCGAACGATATCCGCCGGCTGGAGGATATGCCTCCGATCCCGTCGGCCGGCGCGGATCAATACTATCTCCCCGCCAATAACCTGGCCCCGCTGCCGGCGATCGTCGGGGAGGCGAGCAAGCCGGACGCGGGTACGTCGGCGGCCGTGTTGTCGATCCTGCAGGCGGTGGCGGCGGGCACGATCACGGCGGCCTCGGCGGAGGCGCTGATTCTGGCGACGTACCCGGAACTGCCGGCGGCGAGCGTTCGCGCCATGGTCGAGGGCGCGACGCCCGCGGCGGAGGAATCAACGGAGCTGGTCGCGGTCGAGCCGGCGAGCGAAACGGAAGACACGGGGAGCGAAAATGGAAATTGAACGTAGAGCGGTCACGCTGGCCGACGTACCGGAGGCGGTTTGCCTGGAGGAACGCGGAGACGGGCGAATGGTTTTCCGCGGCCTGGCTGCGGTATTTAATTCACTCTCGCAGGATTTGGGAGGTTTCCGGGAAGTCCTGTTGCCGGGCGCATTTGATGCCGTCCTGGCCCGCCGGCAAGACGGCCCCGGTCGTCCGTCGGCCGCGGCTAAGCGGTCGGGCGATTGCATTGCCTGTTGGAACCATGACCCCGGCGCGCTCTTGGGTCGAACGTCGTCCGGTACCCTCCGGCTATCTGCCGATGAAGTCGGCCTCCGGTTCGAAATCGACCCGCCCGATACGCAGTTGGCGCGCGACCTGGTTTCGTTGACCAGGCGGAACGACGTTTTCGGCGCGTCGTTCGCGTTTACGGTCGACCCCGCCGACGAAGTCTACGAACAGACGGACGCGGGCGCGTTGCGGACCATTCGGGCGGTTTCGGGATTATTCGATATTTCACTTGTGACGAACCCCGCCTACATGGGCACGGTGGCGAGCGTGCGCAGCTATGAAGCCTGGCGGGCGGCTGCGGCCTCGGCGGAGCCGGTCTACAAGATTCCGCCGGAGGAATTGCGCGCGGCCTGGCGGATGGTTCGGGCGCGAGCGGTCGCGGCCCGCGCGGCGGCGGAAGTTACCCGGTCGGCGGCACTGTTGCGAAGGGGCTGAACGTGGAATTCTTTTCGACGCCGAACATGATCCTGGCCGTGGGGCTGTTGCTCCTGGTTTCCCCGGTCGTTTCGGGAGCGGTCACGGCGTGGATTTCGTCGCTGGCCGGACGGTTTACTGACCGGAGCGATTTCGAAAAGCGGACGGTGGCGGAGGTTCTGGAACTACGCGAGCGGTGCGCTAAACACGGCTTGACGAAAGCGGAGCGCATTTGCCGCGAACTACTTTTAGCGGTGGTGTATGGCGACAGGGACGACTAGCGGTTTGTCGGCGTTCGGCGCGGCGATGCTGGCGCTATGGGTGGCGGGTTTGTTCCCGGTCGCGCGGGCGGCCCCGCCGGCGCCCCCGGTCCGGCAGTTGGCGGCGGTCGTCGAGCCGGCCCGGCCGATGCCGCCCCCGATGGGCTCAACGTCTGAAATGCGGGTCGTCGACCTGGTCAACGCGGAGCGGTCGCGCCGCGGCCTGGCGCCGCTGTCCCCGTCCCCGACGTTGATGAATGTTTCCCGTAGCTGGAGCAACACGCAAGCCAACCGCGGGCGTATGTACCATTCCAAAAACGGCTATATGGAAAACGTCGCCTACGGGCAAAGTTCTCCGGAAGCGGTAATGAATTCGTGGATGAATTCCCGCGGGCACCGGGCCAACATCCTGAGTTCAAGGGCGACGACTATCGGTGTAGGTTGCGCCCGTTCGTCCAACGGTAGCCTCTACTGGACGCAATGTTTCCAATAGCCTCGGGAGCCCCCGCAATGAAGAATTTTTCCGGCTTTTGCTTGTCGTGCGTCGTCTTCGTTTTCGTCCTGGTCGGCATGGCGCAGGGTGGCGGCTACGGCTCCAGCGGTGGCGCGCCGCGCTCGACTGCCGGTTACGGTTCGGCCGGCGGTTCGACAAAGTCGGCCGGAGGCTACGGTTCGGCCGGTGGCTCGACGCGGTCGGCTCCCGCTCCCGCGGCGTCGCGTTCGGCTGGCGGCTACGGTTCGACGGGCGGCGCCCCGCGTTCGGTCGACACGTTCGGCGGCCCCGCTGCCGGCGACTCGCGGAGCGTGGTGGAAGTTCCTCCGGCTGCCCCTGCAATGGTCTCGGCTCCGGCCCCCGTCGCGGACCCTGCCCCGGTGGCGGCCCCGGCGCCGCGAGCGGTAGAGGCTCCCCCGGTCGCCCGTATCGTCCTTCGGGAAATCATCGAAGTGGAGGCACCGGAAGTTGTCCTGGCCCCGGCTCCGGCCGGCGGCTGCGAGAGCGGGCACTGTGAAGTAGCCGGCGGCGGCGGCGACGGTCGGCCCCCTCGGCTTGTCACGCAGTACCGCGACGCCCGGAAGGAAATGCACGAAAGCCACAAGGCGGCGCGGCTGGCGCACCAGGCGTATCGTCATGCCCGCAAGGCAGACGAGGAATCGGTCAACCGCGCGGCCATTGAAGCGGCGAGCAACGCATACCGCGCCGTTAAACAGTAGACCCGCTACCGATCATGGAACGGGGGCCGGTCGTGCGCTATCTGCCCCTGTTCCTGTTCGGCGCTTTGATTCTCGCGGAGAGCCGGCCGGGGCGGTCGCTTGTGGGCACGGTGTTACCATCGCACCCGTTCCCCCGCGGCCGCCCCTTGCCGGTTTCCCCGCCCCCGGTCTGCACGGCAGAGCCGGAGTTGGTTTTTCTGAGCGGCGTATGTCCGCCGGTCCGTCAGCCGGTTCGGATGCAGTGCGACATCCTTACCGATCTCGCCTCCCGGCTAAAAGACCCGTCCTACTGGGCGGACCCGACGGACCCTGGCGACCTTGTCACCCATGCGCACGAAATGTGCCATGGAGTCAGCAACCGGCTGCACGCCAGCACCCTCAAGCACGGCATCTACTTAGGGGACGGCATGGGCATCATCCTGCCCCATCCCCGCGTAACGATTACGCAAGTGGCGGCCCGGATTCCGGAGAACCAGCGCGGCAAGGTCTACGATCTGTATATGAGGCAGCAAGCCCGCGAGTGGGATCGGTCGCCCATCTACATCCTTGACGAAGCCGTGGCGTATTACGCCGGATGCGTCGCGCACCGGCAGTTGGGCTACGGAAAGCACCGGAGCGAGACGTTCGATTTCGCCAAGGAACTGCAACTCTATTCGGAGGTTTTCGTGGAAACCGTCCGAAAGCTTGACCCCGATTACAAGGAAATGGTAACGCTAGAGGCGTTCGTTCGATGGCAGGGCGAACGCCTGGCAGCACTGGGGGAACCCGATCGTGGTCGTTGAGCATCCCGTTTTGTTGGCAAAAAAGATTGCGGCAAGGGAGAGGGTCCGGCTGTGGCAACAGAACAACCCAGAAAAGTACCGGGCGGGCAGGGAGCGACGAAAAGAGGC